TCCAGACATATCAAACCATTCATTTGCATGTTCGTTCAACACAGCAGCAGCAAAGGGTCGGAAACGTTCCCTCCTCTTTACCTTGTTTACTGTCTCCTTAGTATTGATATCTCTTGGGTCATATAATATACTTCTATTTCCTAATGCTCTAGGACCTGCTTCTGATCTACCATTGTAGACTGCCACAATCTCATCTTGCATGATGAATGTAGCAATCTCCTGTGGTGTTACTCTTATCGCTTCCTCATCATTGTATAAAAAACTCAGGTCATGAGTTGGTCCAAGAAATAGATTTACCATTCAAGTGCTTCAGATACAACAGGGAATTGTTCTTTGAATACATCCCTACATGACTCAGCAATCTCCATGTGCTCCTTCTGAGTACCATGTGCTGAACGTAATTTTATATAATGTATCCAAGATCTTACTGATCCTGTCATATATATCCGAGTTGGGGTGCACAATGGTAGAACCATTCTTGCACATTCTTTTGCTACTCCTTCCTTTATCATTTGTTTATAAAGACTTTCAGCAGAACTAAAGAGAGTGATCATCTGACGGTTGAGTTTGTCAACAACTTTTTCATCTAGATCATCTATACTATTCTGCCTATTCTTTACGTCCTGTCTTCTAAGTTCTGGTAGTTGTATCTCTCCTAGTTCATGACTCTGTGCATATCTTTGAGAGAACTCTTGGAATGTGAAACTACGATGTCGTAGAATTTGTGCTGCAATAGCACGGGTAGTTTCAATCTCAAGTGTTAGGTGTGCTTGCTCAAATACAGACCAATGCTGATGCTTGATGCAATACTTCAACAGTCCAGAAAAATTTTCGTTGTCCTGATTGTTTGGATTAGATACTCTGGCAACAAATGCCATGTTCTTTTCAGCGTCAGGAGTTACTGTTATTAATTGTACTTTCATTTTCTTGCAATGACTTGACAGACTTCTGCATCTTTAGTTCTTTCTTTGCCTCCTTCAATGAATTTTTCATATAGAATACTTCTTTCTTGGAGTATAGATGCTTGTGTTTGAGTGCTGCCTTGATTAGTTTTACTGTTTGTTTGAGTGTATTCATATATTATATTGGATTGAAAAAGGGGTGTCAAGCACCCCTTCTGAAATTGTATTTAGTTGTAGACATTATGCATATGCAAGTCTAGGAAGATATGCAATGCTTGAAAATATGAATGCTAAAAAACAGAGTTGATAGAATAACTTTGTCATACGTAGGTAGTAATACTTATATTATTATATAGGTATTTATACCTTTTAGCAACTATTTTGCAACCTTTAGTCCACGATACATTAGTTCGTGTCTTTCACGCTTTGCTGCTTCTGCAAGCACTTTAGCGTTGTACTCTTTTGAGTCGTACTCGACACCTCTGTAAGTGACTTTTGCCATTTGTTTTCTCCTTAGTAGTTGGGATTTTTGCCCCGTTCCTTCGGTCAACTTTTGCGTCCCAGTGGGATGAACGATCCGTTCCGAGTCTTGACTTACTTGCGTCAGTGTTACCTGATGAACGTAATGGTATCATAACATACCAATTTTATTTATGCAAGGATATCACTACATTTGTAACAAGTCTTTATCTTTTATTACGGTTTTTATTTGGAGGAGGTAAGGATGGATCTGTCCACGTTTTAGGATTGACTAGACCTCCTGATTGAGTCATGTTAACAAACTTACTACTCTTATCATAATAGTAATCAAATATATCCACTGCCCTATCTGAAATAGCGATATCAAAGAAATGCTCCTCACCTTCTTTGTACTCTATGAGGTATGCATTGTAAGGCAGTTTTGGATTATCTGCTAACTTTTTGTCACACTTCTCATGAAGCACTCTGACCATTACTTATCTCTCCAATGTATCTCATCAAATACTTCTTCTACCAGTGCTCTGGTGATTCTGTATTTTGTTTGTAGTTTCTTATCTTTTACTAGCATCAGTAATTCTGCTTCAGACTCATGTAAACTTTCAAGTAGTTGAATGAACATGGTCTCTCTTTTCATCTGTGATAGAGAATCATTACCACCTCTTATGTAATTGTAAAGAGTTCTCCACTCATGAACGAGACGTGTGTGTCCTCCAGAGTTGATAGGTGCTTCATTCTTTTTGTAAGGCACTTCTCCTTCTGGTATGGCACTTTTTATTTGCTTATCAAAGTTCCAAATCAATAATGCTTTTACATCATCACGTTTGTGTTGTGATAGGAGTTCTTTCTTTCCTCCTTTATCTTTCTTACCGTGAACCGCTTTGAACAGTTCAGATACTAAAGGATTGTCAGGTAGTTTTGCCATAATTAATCTTCAAGTTCAGTAGATTCGTCCCCTTCGATTCGGAATGAAATAATTTCGTCAGGAACTAATTGTCCATTCTCATCAAACATTTCTGGATGATAAGTATATGCATTTTGGTTGTTGTCCTGTATATAGGTGCGTAGAATATACCCTAGGATAACCCCTACAGAAAGGGTGAGAATGCCTGTGAATACACCAATTGTTATGAGTGCTGCTTGCATGTGTTTTCTCCTAGTAAGATTTTCAGTTGGAAGATGATTAGTCTCTCTCCGCATCAAGAGTTCTACACCCTTATTTATTTCTCCTAGATCAATTTCTTCTCTTGGAGATACTTCAATGTCTCTTTGCATCCACCTATGTGTTTGTTGTCAAGTTGAACCTGTGGAAAGGTAGCACCCTTCTCAAATTCTTTATAAAACTGGTTACGAGTAAAGTCTCTGTCCAGTTTGTATTCTAAGTATTCAATTTTAGTGGCAGCAAAGAGTTGTCTAACTCTTTCACACCATTGACAGTTGTCTTTTGACCAAAGGACTGCTTTCATTTTAGTCTCATTACGTTTCCTGCTACAACAATTCTCTCTTCCTGTGACTCAACAGGGTCAACACCATGCCATGTCCAAGGAATAAAGAAGATCAATTTACCTGATCGTTGTGGTTTTGGGTAAATCTTTTTACCACTGTTCATCTCCCAATAAAGACAGTCCTCATCAGGTACATCAACAAAGTGAATCCATGAAAATAAATTCGATTGATCTGGGTAATGATGATGAGCATCAATACCCTTACCCAAACTCTTTGTATATATCTGTGCCCAGATATGTTGGTATGAATAGATCGCTGATGGATCTGCTTCAAATAATCGTTGTTCAGTAAGTTCTTTTTTTATAATTGGTGTGTAAATTTGTAACAACCTTGTGTCTAGAAACTTCTGAACATCTCTACCAGTTCTGTTCTGAGAGGTGGGTGAGTGATGGTAACCTGTGTAGTACAGAGGTTTATTTTTCAGAGTCTTTCGGGTAAACCTATCAGTTAGATAGGTGTCTCTGATGTATTGTTTGTCATCATCAGATAACTCAAAGTCAATTGAATGAAAAATCATATGCCTTGATCTTTGTACCTTTCAAAGAACTCTTTCAAACTGGATTGATTCTGACCTTCATTAGGTTTGGGATCGAATTTATCGTAACCCTTGATCCTCTTCCAATCAGAATGCATTGCTCCTAGTAACCATGCCTGTGCCAAACTATGAGGTCCGTCTTCTAATAGTTTGAGTTTGAATTTGCTACTTACGTAACCTTTGTACTCTTCTCTCCAATTGGAATCATCGTAAGGTTTAGTCATGATTTTAGTAACATGTATATGAGACCGGGGACTATGATAAAAAATTGTGGAAGGAAGTTCATAACAATTGCCCTTTCTCTCCACCTTATGCCTACGTATGTCCATCCGGTTGCTCCTAACAATTGTAGCATACTATTCCACGGTGTCAATCCTAATACGTGAAAGACCATGGCAGTCAATATGATTGTAGCACTAAACCACTTGACTGTTCTAACGCTCAATGATTCTCTCCTTCATCTCAGGTGTCCAGTGATCATAGTAGGTGGTTCCCTGCAATTTATATCTTGCTTCTTCTAAAGGTTTTCTTTCCTGTACAATTAGTAATATAAGTTCTCCTTGATTGACTACAAAACCACCTACGTCTTCTACTAGATCAGGATGCTCCTCTAAGAATAGGTAGTCAGGATATAAGTTATTGAAGTTTTTTGTCATCTGTGACAAGAACTCTGGTGATGTATATGGATCCATAACATAGATGGTAACTTCTTTCTCCCACTTATCATATCTAAAACTTCCAAAGTCTTTCCACATCCTGACCTCTACATTACCATCTAACCATGCCTTCTTAGCATAAGGACATGGAGGTAAGTCACCAAATTTATTATGAGGTTCACTCAGTGTATTGAGTACCCACTCTTCGATTTTTTCTTTAGGAGTCACAGTCAAGATGATAAGATTTGTACCAATTATACCACTTATTTACTTGTTTTTTTGCTTCCATGTGCAGTGGGTCCATCGCCCACCCCATTACATCTTTCTTAGTTTTCCATTTACTTATTGTTATCTCAGTACCCTCAATCACATCAGTATCAATACCAATGAATCCATCTAATGTTTTAGCACTAGCATATAGATCATCATTATATTTCTCATACTCAGGAGTCAAGTTCTTTATACTCCCAACAAATACAACTCTATACATTGAATAAACTTTTTTGCTCTCCCTCCCTTGAAATATCAGATGTTATACAATGCAATCCTCCATCCCAAAAATATCTATGTCTAAATTTTACGATGTGTGGTGTAATTCCATGTCTTTCAAAAGCATCGAATGCCTTTTTATTTTCACCGTTGACAATAACATTATGCTGATCAATAACTAGCATGTTTAGATCAAATACTGTCTCTTCAACATAGGTCACCCAATCATCCATCCACTCGTTGACAAAATCATAGAAAGAATCATCTGCATCTGGCACCCAATATCTTCCCCTTGTCTTCCCCTTTCTATCCATAAATGGTTTGACCTTATGCCAACTCTCGCCTTCTAAAGTCACAACTTCCCAACCGGGGAATGACTCT